GATTAATCTTATTAGATCATATGGGATCTGTTCAAGATGATTCTTTATTACAAAGAATAGAGTATTTAGCAGCTATTGGTTGTAAGTATTTAATACTTGATCATATAACTATTGCAGTATCTGAAGGATCTGAAGGTTTATCAGGTAATGAAGCTATTGATAAAGTAATGTCTAGTTTATTAAAGATAGTTAAAAGATATAACATCCACCTAACCTTAATATCACATTTAAGGAAAGCTGGTGGTGACTCAAAATCGTTTGGAGAAGGTAGATTAGCTTCTTTAGATGATATTAAAGGCTCAGGCTCTATTAAACAAATTAGTTTTGATATTATAGCCTTTGCTAGGAACCTTATGGCAACTGAAGATAGTGAACGTAATACAATTAAGTTCGCTGTACTAAAATCACGATTTAGTGGTAATACTGGTATGGCAGGACAAGCAAGTTACGATCCTATAACAGGAAGATTATCTCATTCAGTAGATAATATTGCTTTTAAGGAAGTGAGTTAATACAAGTTTCGGTTAGTTCCCAAACTCAGAAATATAAGTCCTTATTGAGGCAACTGATGAAGTAGAAAGACAATGTAGTTAGCTGGTGGTTATTCTCTA